CCCGTATTTACGTACCCTATATTTTGTAAATATGCACCAGCTTGATTCTCTTGATCTCCGTATCCCCATTTTACATCTGCGCCGCATTGTTCGATAACTATCATGGGTCTGTATATCTGTATGGTTTCAACAGCACCTTTAAGTACCCTGAGCTCTTGGCCTTCGACGTCTATCTTAATAAAATCTACATCACTAAAGTTAAAACTATCTAATGTACAGATTCGTACTCCAGATCTTGTCTTTGCAGGGTTCCTAAGTTTAGCATTTATTTCGTTAACAACCAATGACCCGCTCATATCAACAACCTCGTCGATCTCACCAATACCACAATCCCATAACTGCACTTTCTCTTTGGGTATGTTACGATTAAAATTATGCAGGACAGCAGAGTTAGGCTCAAAACATTTTAATTGTGTAAAGTGTTTAAGCAAATAATTTGTGTATTCACCGTACCTGCATCCAACATCAATAGCAGTTCTGCACTGTGTTTTAAGAAAAAAATCTTTCATATAAACATAATTTGCATGTAGTACATTATCCATTAGCTCAGTATAATGAGCATAGATAAGCTCTCCTTTTTGTTTAACATACAAATCTTTGTTAAACTCTAGTTGCGACACTGGGATCATTTCTTTATTCCGTCACTTCTTTGCTGTTGAGTAGCATCATATTCGTGTGGATTTTTTAGTTTTTCCTGTTGTATTTGCTGCTTGCTAACTTGCTGCATATCGTTCCACCATTCAGCAGTGTGACTCCAATTTCCTTGCAGGTCACTCTTGTTGCTTCTGCCAAGCTCCTTGCGGAATCCTTTAAGATGATCCATGTATGCGCCTAACGGACTATTAATAAAGACATGTCCTGACGCCTCTGGGCCGCCAATGTCTTTAACCTTAGTTCCCTGCGCTTTATACATTATTACTAGTTCACCAAATATGTAACTATCGTGATACTCACTGTGATTAAAGATGTCGTCGCTCTCGTAAATCCAACGCCATTCTTTCATAAACTCTTTAAAGTCTGGATGTCGTGTATTAAACATCATCCAACCGCATTCAGGCCAAGTTTTGCGGCCTAGGTATGTTACTAATTCATCTTCTGCTGGAGCCATACTCTGCAAAAATTCCATGGTAATAGGAGAATGTGTTCTAACATCACCATCGCACCATATTACTACATCTGCATCGGTGTTGTCAACCATGTGCCATATTGCAAAAACTTTGTTGGCAAACCTACTAGCATCCCATAAAAAACTTTTCTTTGAATGATCTCTATTCCACCCATGTGCGTTGTCGTTGTCTTTGTGTCGTTCTTGCCAAGACTTTAAGTCAGGCAGTGTAGTGTGTTGATCTAATACTTTAATATTGTTTGCGTCGTAAGTGTTAGGCTCGTGATCTTCTGCGTATATTGTTAAGTTTACTTCAGTGGGCCAGTTCTGGCAAAATCCTTGAATAAAGTGATCTCCGTATTTTTTATACCCTGTCTTGTGCCAGGTTGTGCAAACTTTAAAATTCATGGATAATTCCTTTGATAAATATATGCGTATATAATAACTAAGGGTATTTATAATGATAATAAGTCACTTCCCAAATAACTTACCAGGCAACAACATCCTGGTATATCCACAACTCATTGAGGCAATCTCCAAAACAGACACCTTAGTTAAAGGTAAAATGGACGCTGATGCGGCTCTGATATGGAGTGTGCTATGGTTTGGACAAATGGGCAAAAATAAAGAGGTTTGGGATCGATATCGCGCACAAGGTAAACCAGTTATAGTAATTGAGGTTGGTGGGTTAATACGTAACGAAACCTGGAAACTAGGAATCAATGGTATTAACCGTGACGCTGACTTTGCACTAGATGTGGGTGTAAATCCTGATAGGGTCAAGAAGTTAGGCATTGAGATGAAACCTTGGCGAGAAGTCGACAAGCCATACATCTTGGTATGCGGCCAGCATGCACACAGCCAACAGTGGGTAGACATGCCTGACATGGAAACTTACTTTAGGGAAACTGTTACTGAGATCCGTAAACATTCAGATAAACCTATTGTGCTTAGAAGTCATCCTAGGTTTAGAGAAAATTTACATTTCCCAGTAAAAGACGTAGAATGGTTTAAACAACAAAATTGTGAGTGGAATATTGCCCAACAAGTACATGAAACCTATGATAGCTTTGATTTTGAGCACCAACTTAACGAAACTGCACTAACAGTTAGCTATTCTAGCAACGCAGGAGTCAGTAGCGTAATACAAGGTGTTCCCAGTGTAGTTAGTGAACATAGTTTAGCCTACGGTGTGACTAGCTCGTTTAACGAGGCAAGGTATCCATACAGAGAAGATTGGTTAATTGATATGGCTAATATAGAGTGGTTTGCTGACGAGATCGGCGAGCAATGGCTACGTATTAGACAAAAATTGTAGGCAATAAATAGTAGTATGGATATTCTTAACGCCGCAGTAAATAACCCAGAAGCATATGCCTTGCAACTATCGGAACTTATTGGACCGTTCCTGGGTATGATAGCGATTCTTATCGCTGCATTTATTTTTAAAGATTTTATAATGAAACTTGGAAAAGGTATTGCTTTTTCTATGAACAGTCAGTTTAAGGAAGGCGATCATGTATTACTGGACGACGAACAGGCTTTGATCGTAAAGATTGGAATGACACAGACTGTGTTTGGTATCAATAAAGCATCTGGAGATTATATCTGGAGGTACGTTCCTAACGAAAGAATTACTTTTGTAAAGTTAGAAAAAGTAGTGTTTAATCATAAGCCTGAACTAAATGGCCATCAGATTAGCCAAAACTCCGAAGATATCCAGGTACTAAAAGAAAAGTCTTAATTACTTAACACCCCTATTAGTGAATGCTCTCTAGCATTGTGCCAACTGGCATTAAAGAATTCTAATCTATTCGTAACATTTAAGATATTCTTCTTACTAGGCGTCACAGCGGCTTCTGTTATTGCTTGTTCTGCTAAAACTAGAGACTTTTTTGTTTCACTAAACATTTCTTGTACATCTCTATAGCGACGCCAGCCTCCTTGACTGCGAAGATTAACGTTTTTTCTCATTGTCGTAAGCATTATATTAGTTTCAATTTCAAAATCATGTCTAATCTGGGTAATATACGCTAAATCCATTTTAAACCTGTACATCTTCCATGCCAGCAGTACGCAAACGAACTATATGTCCTAGCATAAAGTTTTTAGATTCTGTGCCTTTCATAACGCCTAGCCACTTATTCCTAAGCAAGGCAATTTCATTAATAATACACTCGAAGTCTACTACCTCGTCCTCACCATCTACATACTTCTCAGCGTCACGACTTGTTAAAGCCCTTGGGTAGTTTTCCAGGTACTTAACAAAGTGCTTTCGCCTAATTTTACGAAGTTGGATATTGAGAAAATTAAGGACAGCTTCAACTTCTTGTAGTTGGCTAAAACGTATCTCAGTAACAGCAGGCAGTTCTTTAATTGATTTCTCAACTAGCCCGTGTATCCCTATTTCTTTCTTTGCCATATCTAACTCTGATTCATAATGAGCTAGGAAACCTGGAATATTGCCGAGATCTTGTGTAACTTTACTGTACCAATTTATCATAGTAGTATTATATATTCCCTTGGGGGGTTATGTCAAATACTTAAAACTGTATCGTACAGTTCATCCATATTATTAAGTCGTTCTGCAGATGATTTTAAATAATGTCTCCAGAATGGAGCATCAAACGCAACTACAAATTTACTATTATTAGCCCATAGCCCGTCTTTACTTACAGGCAACCATTTATCGTGTTCACAGTAGGAAGTTTTCTGATAAAGATATTCTACATCTGCGCATATATCAACGTCGTCAATAGCTAACTGGGTAATTCTAATATTCTTATCCTTAACTATATTTCCTTGACTATCAAGTATTGTATCATGCTTAGTTTTGTTTACTAGCTGTATTGAGAACTCTTGACTGCATGTGTAGTCATAATTAATATTAAATTCATAATGATTTATTCCTAGAGGAATACTTCCTGAAAAAATCTCTTTTGAATTCCAAGTAATATTGACAATTGGATCGTTAGTTCCTGAGTTACTTTCCAACTGTAGTTGTATACGTGAGCTAGTGTATGTTTCTTTAACAAGTGTGTCTACATAGTTAATTATATTGCTCATTAACTTTACAGCAGGTTCACTTCCCTTGGGCTTATCCTTAAAGAACTGTCTAGCATCTTCCATATCAGCATTAATTTGGCTTATTGTTCGATCTGATAGTCTAAATTTATTAAAAGCAATCCCGTATTCTTGAAAGAACTCTATAATACAGTAATAACGTGCCATCTTCTCCTTGTAAGTAAGAACAGGATTATCAGGATGCCAATGTAAATGGGTAAAATTTTTATTAGGGTACATTAACTCAATGTTACGGCTACTTGGAGTGTCATTTAATATACTAAATGGATTGATAGTTATCGAGTATATACTTCCAGAAGCAAACTTAGGACCAAACTTAACAAAGGTAATTAATTGCTCTAAGAAATCTTCGTATCGTTCACTCCAATGACCAACGATCATATTTAATATTGATTGTATTCCTACTTCATCTAGTCGCTCAAGTTCATACATTAATCCATCTACGTCAGTTTTTTTATTCATATGTAGTAGAACATGATCACTTCCAGCCTCAGCACCAATTGTTAAACTAGTGCATCCGCTGTCCTTAAGTTGCTGATAAAAATTAGATCCATATATTGAACTGCGTTTTCTAGGGCGGGCGATCCAGTTACCATTCCATGTAATGCGCTTGTCTTCTGTTGTATTTTTATTGTGTTTAGCCATTATCTCGGCAAATTCATTAAGACTTTTCATATTGCCGTTAGCAATACTATCTGCACTCGCAAAGTCATATATATTATACTTGTGGGCAAGAAATACCATCTCATCTGCTAAATGTTGTGCATCTTTTTGTTGAAACTTTCCAAATTGCACTGCTACATCACAGAAATCACACGCTCTCACACAGCCTTTGCTTCCGTAAACTGGTAGTTGTGTTAATCCTGATCCTTCTATTCTGTATGTTACGAGATTATAGTCATCAAAATTGCTATATGGGTACGTTAGTTTGTTGTTCGTAGGGACATTCTTGTTGAACAAGTTATCTATATAATTCCCTTCAAGTAGATCTATAATAGCATCTTCACTATCACCAAGTAGTACCTTGTCATACAGGTGTTCTTGAGATAATACCTGATAAAACAACATTGATCGGTTATCGCCAATCCCAGCAAATGGACTAGTGGTGTTTACTTCAAATGGATTAGTAGTAAGTCCCTTTCCTCCTACCACAATCTCCCAATCCCTGGGAAGATCTTTAATATACTTTAAAAACTCATAGGTAGCCATGTGTGTATAAAGACTAAACACACTAATCCCTAGATACTTAAATTTATAATCACATATGTAATCATATATTGATTGATAGAACTCATCAGTATTAAAAAGAGCAGGTAGCCCCAGCCAATAACTGCTTTTATTAAAGTATTCGCCGGGGTCGTTATTACAAAAGTTTTTTAAAAAGAGTACATTTGTATCAATATTCTTAATACTGTATCCTGAACTTTCAGCTATACCTTTAAGTACCGCTGGGCCACATGGCGGAACATCTAACTCACTGTACGGGAGAATGAGTAACAACATATCATGTTGATGTTTATTCAGACTCGTCATCTTCATTGTCTAAATCAAGCCCGTTATACTCTACAGCGTTAGCTAAGTATTTGTCAATTCCTGCTAGGTCTAGGATAACTTCTTCGTCTACGCCTGATTCTATTAGATTCCCAATCCAATGATCAGCAGCACTTTGTTTTTCTTTAATATACTCTTTGAGTACAGTCCATGTTTCTTCTAAAATTTCATATTCCAATGTTATGCCTCCAACATTTCTTCAGACATATCATCGTCCGAAATGTCTTCTGGATTATTTACCTCAGGAACCATGTTTTCCTTGGCAACAATATCAGACATAATAGTTTCTAGTTTATCTCCAGTCCAGCCCTTGCGGAATTCAAGCATCTCTTCTCCAGCTAATGTTGTGTACTTGAGACGATTACCCTGCTTGGTAAGCAACCCCTGTGTTTCAAACATGTCAAGCAACCCACTGTACGGATCCATGCCAGTTTCATACGGTATCTTAACCTGTACACTCTCAAACGGCTTAGAGTAGCGTGTTTTCATTACTTTACATGCTGCTCTAATACCATTAACAGTAGTTGTCTTATTGCCGTCTGCGTCTTCTTTTAGTTTAAGTTTACGCATTGCAACAACAATACTACTTGCATAGATGAAACCCTGTCCACCGGAGATCTTATCATCTGGATCAAACATATCTTGACTTGCATAAGTGTGATTAGTACATACCATTCCTACGTTATAACTACCAATCATGTTAACAGTGTTACGTACAAGTGATGCCAGTGCTTTAGGTTTGCGGCCCATGTCGCCCTTCATGTCACCAGATTCAAACTGATTAACATCAGTAGGAGTCATCATCATTCCTAAACTATCAATAACAAACAATACTTTAGGGCGTTCTTCTTCGTCCATTGCCTTGTAATCTTTCATAAAAGTTGAGATTGTTTTAGCAACATCGTCAATCATGCTCATGCTTAGTTTAAGTAACTTGCTCTCATCAGTGTCTACCCCTAACGCAACTAGCCAGGATTCGTCTAATGCGTTCTCTGAGTCAATTAGCACAACAAAGATATCTTGATCTTGTGCTGCTTTAACAATGTTTCCACTTGCAAAGTAACTCTTGCCCGCGCCTGATTCACCAGCAAATACTGTTACTTTGCCTAGTGGAACACCTTTGTGGAAGTCTCCACTTACCAAGTAGTTAAGCGCATAATTGCCAGTACTAATCCAATCCGTGGGATCATGGAATCCAATACTAAGTCCATCAATACTCTTTGTGATATCCTTGCGGAACTTACTTACGTCAAATGCTTTAGCCATTGTTGTTTCCTTCAATTAAATTGTAAATTTCGTTAGCATAGTGTCTATGGTGTTTGGGCCCAGGATGATCGTTATCTTTACCAAGATCCAAGTACTCTTCAGTTGTTAAGTCAATGGTATTTTTATAATTACACAATACCATTGGCATTATAGTTACATTAAGTAAATTAGCCAAGACTAGTTTTACTCCTATTTTGCTACAATAGTTTATAACTTGCAATACGCTTCTTGCGGCAGAAACCTCTTGGGTTAAACTGCCAAAATAGTCTATGTTCAAATATTGTTTTTCTTTATGAACACTAGTAAAATACGCATTGCCTGGACAAGAGTTTAAAGAAAAGTTGTCATTTAAGTCTACTCTTGTTGTATCTGTTAGTCCCCAAACAACTGTGTCTCCTGATCTTATGTCTGATCTCAATATCTGATCTGCGGACCATCCAATAGACGATCTTTCTATGCTTAGGGAAACCTCAGGCATGCCTAGTTTTTCAGCAAGTAAATATCCGTATCTCTGTTCCCAGTCTACCCCAGTCCCTGCTGTAACTGAGCATCCAGCAGTCCATAATATTGATTCATCTGTAGAGCGGGTCGCATGCAACATGTTTAACCCAAGGGTAATATAATCTCTAATTATAATAGCATTAGCAATATTCCTGTCAGCTAATTTATTTAACAGTTGAAAAGTTTCCCAATTTTTAAGTCCTTGCCTATCAGGAGGATAACTATCCTCTAATAGATAAATCTCATCAGCATGGTCTATTATCATATCAATATCAAGAATATCAATATCATAGATAGTAGTCTTACATATTAAACTAGTATCTGCCTTAATTGCTGTTAAAAAATCTTTTTTTGTAAACACTGGCACTGCTTCAACAGGCCATTCAGGGTCTTCAAACAACGAAATATACAACTTGCTTATCGACATTAATTATTTCCAACTTTATATAAATCTAAAAAAATCTTACTACTATCTAAATTTCGTCTCTTGTCCATTATCTGGAGTTGTTTAAAAGACCCAGGCAAGTTCTTTTCAAATGGGGTATCTAAATATTTTAACATGTTCCTGTAACTGTTTTCAAGCAAAAACCCAGGGTGTTCATTTATACGCTTGGTTAACTCTAACTTTATAAATTGTAGCACATTGTTAGGCAGATTGCAAATATTTAAGTACAGCGGTGTTAGCATAGGACCAATGATAAAACTATTATTATGAACACCTTGTTGTTTAAAGTAATCAATACATGCAAATATTGAGGTATAGTTTAGTAGAAAATGTAGCATGTTAAAAGAAATACGATGGTCAAGTTTCTGAATGGTAACCAAGTTATCCTCGAAATCTTTCCATGAACCTCCGTATCTTATGTATTCGTATTCTTCATGAGTTGTCTCACAACTTACTGTCCAATGCACATTCTTAAATCCGCAGATTAGATCAAATACATTTGTGTCTACCTTACTTAAATTTGTGTTGATCCTTAAATTAACATCTGGGTTAACCTGTTTTAAAAGTTCTAGTAGCTCGATGTTTTCTTTCATTAACAAGGGTTCTCCCCCTGCCATGTATACATGTTTTAATTGTTTAGCATTACTGAATATGTAATCTTTAAAGTTTTGTTGTTGTTGTTCGGTCGGAGTATCAATTTTCCTGCCTAGTTCACTTGCCCACTTACTGCTATACTCAGATGAACAATACACACATGCCATGTTACACAGGTTGCTCCATCTAACATCAATAGTATGCAAGTCATGTGTTCCAGTAGTGTCGTAGGTATCTAAACTAACGTCACGTAGCTCTTTGAGATAAAACACACGATCACTGATAATCGACATATCAACTGTCTTGTCTTGTTTTTCTAAATCATAACATGGACTACAATTGACTCCTGGTTTGCCACATAACATATTATCCTGCGTTTGTGTGTTTAATTCGCCTGTGAGTATGTCTTTAATATCGGTGTCTTGTATATTGCCTATCTCGTTAGCACTACGAATACAATTCTTAACCTTTCCGTCAACGTTATACATTAACCCAGTCCAGGGCATAGGACAGAACTTTTTATTAGTTAGGTAATCTTTTGGTTTCATATACCCACAACCTTACGTGACTTTCCTAATGATAATTCTGTAAACTGCATACCTTGTGCATCTGCGTTTGTCATCGTATCAATTACAAGATTTGCCCACTTATCTACATCACATAATCTATTATCGGGTTCTTGGCCATCAAGTGTTGCCACTCCACCAGGTCTAATAATTACTATCCTGCAACTACCTGACTTTGCCCGTAATTGATTAACTGTTTCTTCCAATGCCCGTTTCTGTGTTCGGTATTGGCTCATTGCAATTTCTGCTTGTCCTGGGATAGACGGATCAACTGGCTGTTGAGTCATCATAGTGCTAATACACCAGATGTTCTTCCCTGGTATGTTTCGCCATTTTTGCCAAACATCATACAGTAACTCAGTTTGTGCATAACCTGCCTGTGCATTGTTAATAAACATATCACATGGTTCAACCAAGGCAGCAATCTTTGGTATAGTGCGGATATTATGCCCAGTGCGTTTAGATAGTCCAGTTATCTCGTGTCCGCGGTTCTCTAATATGTTAAACAGTGCCTTGCCTATTCCGCTGGTATGTCCTGTAATTGCTATTTTCATTGCAATAACTCCAATGGCTGATTTATAAATGTAAAACTAGCAACTATCCTTGGAAATACAAGTGGGGTATACATATTAACACTATGCGGAATCCTACTGTTAAACACTATAATTTTGTCTAAATTGTCTATTCTATCTATTTCTAGCAAATCGAGATCGCTTACGTCTTCATGTGTAGATCCATGCACTGTTACTAGCGGACAGGATTGCAGTTGTTCATCTGTAATACTGTACCAAACATTACTCCAGCCCTGTGTATTAGAGACAGGTATGTTAATTTTAGCAACCTGTGGCATTGCATCGATGTGTAAATTTAGATTATCTCGTAATACAGTAATACTAAAATCCTGCACGGCTAGTCTTAACCCTTTAAATAATTGTATAACGCTTGGTGCTTTGGCCAGGGATTGTCTTTCTAAAAAATGCCAGCCATTAGTTTCTCCAATATCAACATTTTTCCAAATAACAGTCATTAACTCCTTTTGGATTTTATCTAAGTAATTACACTCTAACTCAGCAAAGCATTTCATATTAAGTAGTCCTTGACATTAATACCTCTAATTTTGTCTTGCAAGTCTATATATGATTGTATATCAGATTGGTTGTTCCTACTAACGGCTACAAATGGTTTAATAACGTCTGGAACGTCAACATCAGTGTATGTATTCTTATACCTTACGTTAAATGGATCTGGATTACGTAACAATGCCCAACTGTGATCTATCTTATGTGTTTCGGTAAAGTTTAGTATTTCAGAAAAGTTTCCTATGTTAAGAGCACTAACTGTAGTCCAAGTGTTTAGCTCAACTGGCATGCTTTTATATATCATAAGATTCCTATAAAATTTATCCCATGCAATAGGCCATCTTACATAGTCATGTACCTTGCCAATACCGTCTAAACTAACTGTTACAGTTACATGAACTCCTGTATTTGCGATGTCTGTTAATTCATGTAATATACTCGCACAATTAGTATTAACACGAATATTTGTTAAATTATAAGGTAAATTCTTCAGTATGTGTTGGTAGTTTTGACTAACACTTGGCTCTCCGCCATTAATGTCTAAATGCACAATTCTGTCTTGTGGCAAATCCCAAAACTTAGATGCGTTATCCACAACCTTGTTTGTTTTGTCCAACTTACCTATTAGGGTGCTTAATCTGCTATTGCATGTTTGGCATGCGCTGTTACATGTATTATCTAACGTGCCGCCAACTATAAGATAGTCTGTTTTTGTCTGTTTCTTGTGTGTGTCTATAGCATTTAGTCGTATACTGCCTTGGTTTAATTCTTCAGTTTGTTGGCACCGTATACATTCGTCTGGCCATTGATCAGTAAAAAACTTATCTTTTAGTGATTCTATCCATTCACTGTTCTGTAGTTGATTAATGTCGTTAAATTTTTGAGGGTTAACCATATGCCCACAGCATGTAACTGAGCCGTTTGTGTTAAATCTAACAAAGTGATCTAGTCTAGGACACTGCATATCTGTTTAGATCTTTCAATTACTTCAGTGTAAGTATCTGGGTAATTCTGTTTTAATGTTGTTAGTATTTGTTTAAAGTCTACAGTCTGTCCAATTAAATCATAAAAAAGAACTTTGTCTAATGCCAAGTAAAAATGCAATTTATTGTGGGTTGCAAACACTTCTCTAAAACTCTTGTTTTTAGATACATTGTTATGTACGTCTATTACATGATTCAATTCAGACATCGGCTTTAGTTTTATTGGTGCTTGTGTAAATCTTTGTAAGTTAACTAGCCAATGAAACTGTAAGCAAAAATGTCTATCCAAAAACAAGTTTTTACTGATAATATGCACTAATGTTTCTTGGTGGTATGCTGGATTATGTTGTACAAATGTATTTACACCAGATAGATATCTTTCAAACGGGTCTCTTACGAATACTGTTATTTCTGGAATATCAGCGTATTCATCAGGAGATACCACAGTATAGCCGCTTTGATTTAAGCTACTACTGCCATTCTTAAAGATAGGGTAAATGTAATAATCTTGTAACTTTAATATAAGACAATCGTCAGGGAAGATGATAGGATCTAGGATAGACAGCATATCATCTTCCCCAGTTTACGATTAAGTCTTTTGTCGACTTCTAATCATTGCAAGAATGTCTTCTGCACTCTTGCCGCCTTCTGTCGGTGCTTCAACTGCTGGAGCAGGTTCAGCCACTGGTGCAGCTACTGGAGCAACCGGAGCCGCTTCAGCTACTGGAGCCGCAACTGCTACTGGTGCTGCAACTGCTACTGGTGCTGTTGGAGCATCCGGAACACTAACGCCATATGGACGATAGTATTGACCCCAACGTTCTGTGTCATAAGGCTGACCATCTACACTTGCTTCAAACATCTCTTTAATAGCCTGAAGTTCTACTTCACTTGGCTGTTTAGGAAGGAAGTCTGCTAAGTTGTGCAGTCCAAAACTATCAACAGCAGCCATCTGCGTTGCATCAAGAGCAGTTTCCTTGCGGGACCACTTACTTGTGCTATAGTCTGCATACTGACCTTTTGTAGTTTTAGTAACACGGAAGTCCAGTCCTGCTGTATAGTCTGTTGGCATTTCCTGAATATCTGGATCCATTAGTGCATCTTTTACCAAGTTAAAGATACTTGGAGAGATAACAAATCTACGGATTGGATTCTCTGGACTTGTGTCGTCAACCATTGGATTCTCAGTAACAAAGCCTTGGAAAATATAAGAACGCTTTTTCCAATACTTGCGTCCCATGTCTTCAAGACTCTTGTCCTTAAACCATACACGTACTTCTGAAAGTATCGGGCAAGTTTCATTCCACATTTCTACACATGGTACTTGGATAGTTACCGGCTTAGAGTTCATATCACCCTTAATGCCGCTAAATGGTAAACGAATCATTTGTCGTTCCATCCAAAAGAATGTGTTGTTAGGATCTGCATCCGGAAGGAAACGTAGTACCGCAGTACTGCCTTCTGGGATATTCCAATGTGGGTAAATTGCGTTGTCGCCGCCGCTTGTTCCACGCTCTGAACGTGTTTCTTGTGCTTTAAGTTTCGCACGGATTTCTGCTAGTGATGCCATTGTTTAATTTCCTTGTTGCCTATTTGCCTATTGTTTTATGTTTGTATGTGCCATTCACATACTATATTAACTCTTATAGTATATGGTATTGTATTTATCTAGTCAATATTAAAAGAGTATTTTTCTGATAAAAAAAGGAGCAATAAATGCTCCTGTTAATTAACCCATATGCGCTTGGATAAGAACGTATCTACAAACTCTTTAACCCATTCTTTGTAACATGAGAGATTTGGGTGGGAATCGTCTCTGCTTATTTGGTATTTTATGTCTGTATCACTAAAGTCTCTTATTCCTAAATTTGGTTGATAGTAGTTATCTAAACTAATGCTATCTTTTAGTTTTTGCAATTCTGGTATTTTTGTTGTATTTTGCATGTGTCCATATACGCTGT